GTTGGTTGATCATTTAACTACTATTTTTAAGCGTATGCCCCGCGACGCGCTTACGCCGGATCTATCGTGAAGGGGTGTTTCGATAAATAATGGTAGGCAACGATAGTGATGCGTCGGCAGGTTTCCCAACACTGCCCGTCTAGCCTGTTTACCAGGATCCCTCTATCGCGCACAAACCAGCACAAACTTACACTACAAAAGAATATAGCACAAACCTAATCTACTATAAAAGAAAGAAAACCTAAAAATTAGGTTGAACATTAACACCTGAAGCATTGGCGACATAGGATAGCCAAAACTGTCCAGTCATGGCTAGTACTGCTTGGGTGGAACTCCAGAGCAATTGCCCTGGCCCACCCATAGCGGCCGTCAAACTAATGTAAAAAGTCCAACCATTACTAGAATGTAGTGCATAAATGGTTGTACCATCATTCATAGTAATATTAGAAGTGACAGAGACAGAATTTGAAGGAACATTCAGCACCGTAAAAGCGGTGGAACCAACACCCAAAGTACTATTTGTGCGGTCGAAAATAACTTTGTAGATATCACCAAAAACAGATCCAGAAGGGGCTGCTGAAGGTGACCCAGACAAAGTGTTTCCACCAGGAGTAAACAGAGCTCCTTGATTAATAGTAGTACCAGCAGAAATATTTATGAACGCAACATTGGTCCATAATATTCTGCTAAGAGACAGTGTCAGTAGTCTAGGAATGACAGAATGTTCCTTAAAGTCAATAACATAATCAAACAATACATAACCGGGACTATCAGTGGTAGTGCTCCGCGTCAACAAAAACAAATCACCCGCTGCGTACATCTGCAGGTCGTCAGTCATACCATAGTCTGTAGACTTCCAATCAGAAGTAACATCAAAAGTAGCTGAGTGATTTTGCCATTGTGGACCTAAAACAGTGTTTGGATCTGAAATGACAAAAGGCAATAAGTTAGGACTTGTTTGGTTGAGGAAAACAGATTCCCTATTCTTGTTATAATAAAACAAGATATCACCATCAGAAGATGTGGGTGAACTAGTAAGGTAGTGTGCAGTAAAAGTTTTAAATCTAAACTTGTTATACATCTGCATGTATTGCCTTAATGTTGAATCCTGAAATGCCGCTGGTGACAAAGGTGCGCCACCGGCAAGTGTCCAAGTTTCAATATTAGCAGTACCTATAGGTGTAAACATAAAATCACGACCGTACAATGTACAACCATCCCTACTCTGGACAACTTGAGTTTCTTGCCCACG